CTAGCTTTGGATTAGGATGGCGTTATATGATAACTGCAGATCTCCAGATGTGCCTGAGCGAGTGAATTGCAGATTGGCTCCTGAAACACCTGCACTAAGCGCTGATACTTGACTGGATGGAGTCGCCATCACCGATATAGATCTCCCCGAAACAAGGCTAATTATACCGTTTGTTGCAGTGATAGAACTGGAACCATTTAGTATTGTTGCAACTCCGTTTTGCCTGTCAGGGTGCGTAGGTGAATCATAATGATAGAATTTGCAATTTGAATCACCAAGAAAAACCTGTCCGTAAAACAAACAATTCCTGGTTACAATGCTAGAACCTCCAGTCTGATTATTAATTACAGCTATGCCAGTAGGTTTGTTCGCCAGGAAAGTACAATCCATAGCCTCAACCCCTATCACTGAGTCGACAACTAAATCACCTTGCTGACCTGTTGCTATATCATTATTCTGGAATACACAATTTGTAAGTTTTGGCCTAGACGGGACTCCGCCACCTGCTTTTTTAATTTCAAGCCCAAAGTTTCGACTATCTGAAAAAAATGTTCCGCTCGCCGTAAATTCTGGTGACACCCCTTGAATAACAACGCATGACTTATTTCCACTGCCATTGCTGCTATAGTATCCATTTGTCAGTCTTAAATATCTTGTATTTGTGGCTCTCAATGCTATTCCGGTGGCTAAGTCTGACATAACGTCAGTGAGCCAGATCCATCTACAGTTAACAATCTCAATGGCCGCAGTATCCAAAGTATTGTCACCGCAAGCGTAGAATCTATCACCCAGCAATTCAACTCCTTCTATTGTCTTAAGAACACTAGAAGAATCTTCTGTTATTAATAATCCACACTTGCAAGCATTGAATGTATTCTGAACAAACCTTGTATTTATTTGACCACCACCAAGCACAACGCCGTATGTACTCGATGCAAACCTGTTAAACCTTATATCAAGCTCACCAGCACCAAATCCACTTGGTGAGTCAATGCAATATTTCAAAAATGCAAATGTACATCTCTCAACAGTAACCAATGGTGCTTCAATGCGAATACCAGTTGATAATGAGTTTGCTACTGTAGACTGTATTGTAAAGTCAGCCAGCCTTGCAAATTCATGAGTAACTCTAAAACAGGTGTCGCCATCGTTAAGTGGAGCTAGTGTTGTGTTTAGCTTACCGGCTCCAATCACATTTACTGGGCTGTCTACGAGGATATCTTTTACAAGGTATTTAGCTGATGCTGCAGGTATAAATACTGTATTTGAAGCAGCAGAAGATATTTTTGCAGCCTGTATTGTGGCATTGATCGCATCAGACCACGTATTGGATGATGTTTTGTAATCGGCCGCATTGAAGTAGATTGCGTGCTTTGCGTTCTGAATTGCCTGCTCAACAGTAATTCCTGCAGATGTACCAACAAGAGTAGCGCCGGTATTGGCAGACAGATCGCTTGTATTAACCTTCCCTGATAAAGCGGTAGTTGGGGCTTTTAAATTTAGCGCACCCTGAACGGTTGTTGGATTAGACAGATCGTCTACTGCGCCAACTTCTGTTGCACCAGTGCTCAGGCCAAGCTGGGCCAGAACATCATCATTCAGCTGTATCCAGTTAGATAGAGTACTGGCAGGCAATGAAGCCAACGCAAAGGAAAGCCCAATGTCGGTGCGTTTTGCAATGTCTCCTGGCTGCACATTAAGTGCGAGCATTTCCGCCTGACTGTTGACGACAAATATCTCTGATAACGCAACTGCAGGTATCATTGATACTGGAATTTTCCCGCCTGAATCAAGGATAGCAACGCTACCTTTAGCCAGTAATGCTGAATTCCCTGATGAGTCAAATGTCAGGAATGTATCCTGTCGACTTGATTGGGCAGGAAGAACGCTAATGCTCTCCCCTGTCGGAACCCTTAAGCACTGACCCACAGCTGCTGCTGCAGCATTACCGGCCTCCGCTGCTGAAGCTGCAGCACTTGTTGCTGATTCACTGGCAGATATTGCCAGATTGCTCACTACAGACTCAGCTGCGATAGCTTCCTGAGCTGATGATGCGGCAGCTGAAGCAGATGCGGCAGCCTGTGCCGCATAATCTGGAGCAGATTCAAGCTCACCTGCATATAATTTTGCCTGGGCAGCAGCAGTCTCTGCGATTGAGGCATACTTTTTCGCATTTGCCGTATCAGTAAATGACATAGGTTTACCTTAGATTTTTATGCAGTACAGGAGTGCGTAGTTGCGCGGACGTGAATATCCGTAGAAGGTGTTTCCGCGAAGTGTTGACTGAGTTGCTGCTACTGTTGAGATTGGGTATTGCTCTGATCCGCCGAGGTCTAGACCGACCGTTGTTTTATCCGCTACGTTGTATGAGGCAACGTTGTCACCTGCCACACCGTCATCACCAACAATCACAGACCCCTTCTGCCACGAGCCAAATGCTCGTCCTGCATCCACGCCTCTTCCGTTATCCCAGCCCCTGACAAACTCACCACGCATATCAGGCAAAGCGAATGTAGACGTCCCATCACCAGCACCAAAAGTGGTGCCAATTCTTGAAAAAAGACGTGCGTACGTAATCCTGCTAACAAGGCTTCCGTCTGCTGCAAGCCATCCTGTAGGGGCTGAATTTGCTGCGAATGGGGCAACCATTCCAACCATGTCATTGTTTGGGTTGTAGGTTTCATCGCTCATGTTCACGCCATCACAGAAAAGGCGAGAGACAAGTCCAGGAATGACTACAACTCCGGTACCAGAGGCGGTACGGCAGGTAATCGTGAAGTTACCCGTGCAATTGTTATGAACGACCCATGACTTAATCCAGGCGGGGAAAATCAGGTTTACGTTTGCGGTAAGCGTACCGCTGATAATAATTCTGTCTTTTGCTGCCTGAAGTGATGACATCACGATACTTCCTGATGTCATTGTTATTTGGGTAACGCCATAGTTATTGATTGGAACCCAACCGGTATTAGCTCCAGTCGCTGATTCAGGAGATGTGCCATTTGCTTCATTAAGGTTTAGCCATTGCCCGGTATAAACTGAGCTTGGAACGATCGCGCCCTTAGGATATCCACTCACAGCATCTGAAAAGTCCTGACTAAATGGATATGTCATTCCAGCGTTTTGCCATTGCTGTTGGAGTGTTGTTGAATACAATACGCCGTTCACGTCCTTTCCTGATGGCGGTATCCCTCCTGCGCTTAATGGATGCATTGTTATGGCCGGGAATCCCTTATCGAACGTCGCAACACCGTTATTATCTGTGGATGTGCTGGAGTCGACTGGAATTGTATTTTTTAGGCCATTTACACCAAATGCTTTAGTGATTCTTGATGGGGTATCAGAAGAGTTCATGTCATACCTGCTGAACGATATTTACTGTTACCCCGATCGGGGCAGGAAGCGCACCTGAGCTTTGAACGATGGCTAGCTCTGCTGTAGAAAGCTGAAATTCAAACACGTAGCTCATCACCATTTCCCCGTCATTCCTGACATAGCATTTGCCACTCGTGCCGAACATAAACATCAGCAACTTATTCAAGTTTGGGATGGTGCAATCAGAGATGTTTGCCGCCGCTTTCATCATGATTAGCTTGCGGTAAACGTCATTTGTGAGGGTTACGGTTGAAGTTAATAGCTCGCCAGAATAGAAAGGTGCCTGGTTAAATGGCTGTGGGTCATCTACAACAGGGGGATCAGATGACGCCTCATTAAAGCCGAAATATATTTTGTTCTCTGTTACCGTCAGCTGCCTGCTGACAACCACGATTTTCCCCCATACGTCCAGACCATAGGTATCGGCTGTCTCGATATTCCAGATAACGTCATAGAAATCATCAAGAAAGCTTTCAATACCTACGGCTTCATTGAACGAGTAAATCAGGGATTTTAATTTCGGGCTGTCGGCATATTGCGTCAGGATGGTATCCGCGACGTTTATCATGCCAGTGTCACCAGTATGTTTGTTGCATCCAGTGTCGGCACTTCATCAATGCCAAAGGACGCAGATGTTTGATAGGTGGTGCCGTCACGACTGATTGTGATGCTGAAGATATCTACGTTATCACTGTCAATTGCCTGAACGCCTGCGTAGTAACGCCCTGCATAAATGGTAGATCCGATACGCGCTCGTGTACCGCCATCCTCACCATTGAATGCGCTGATGATCGCGTTCTGCACCAGAGTTGCAATGTTACCAGGCAGTGCATTGTTATCCGCAAGCTCGACCTTGAAATAGACGCTTACTGCAGAAGGTGTCTGCCACTTAATTTCGTACTCGGGGTATGGCTGAACGTAGTTAACATCGTCTACCACCGTGTAAGTGGTGTCTCCAACCATTGACGGACCCGGCGGGAGCTTTTGCCATATTGCTTTTGCAATATCAGCCGATGCACCACCGTATACGCACACATAAAGTGAGTGTGGTTCCAGTGAAACGTTAGTGAATCCCTTTGTAACGGTCAGGCTTGTGTTGTTCTGCGTCACGTATGCGTCAGTAACACCACTGACAGCTAGCACGTTTGCGTATACCGCCCCGAGCTGGTTATTGGAGTTGCCAGCCACGGACTGCTTACGCCGGTACTCAAAGTTAGCCCGGCTTTCCACCTCATTTCCCAGCACGCCAGCGGTGGCGTTAGTAATGCCAGACCATCCCTGTATTGCGCGGTAAATAGTGTTCAGTGCCCCGATAGGGCAGGCAATAGGTCCTGATGACTGATTCTGGAAAACCACATCAACAGAGCCAGAGGAAGGGATAACAGCGTCAGCCAGTGAGTAGTAAAGGTAACCGCTAGCGTCCTGAGCGATGCTATTTGCAGGAATAACAGTTCCTACAAGGCCAGTGCAGGTTGCAGTTACCGTTGTGCCAATCGCTGCGATGCGGTCAATGAAGTAAATCTGTCCGATCGCATCCTGCATGCGACCTTCAGCAAAGTCAGGGTTAATCTGGTTAACCAGCCATGCCAGATTGTCGTTCTTGTCTCCGATGATTGCCGTATCGCTCATAGCAATCTGTCCCTGCGGAGTCGTCAGACTCTTACTCATCCCTCCGCCCATGGCGGTATCAAGGTCAGTTAATCGCCCGTTGAGAATGTCTATCTCATCAGGAACGGCAATGCCGGTAGCGGAAAACGTGACAGAGGGGACGGCTGTGCTAACTGTTACTTCAGCCATTTGTTACCTCAGAATTGGATTGTGGTCTGAACGTTGTTTTGGTCCGTTATGGTCATAACGCCGGATGCAAGGCGATCTGCTTTGCCAACCGTTGTTGTGCAGAATGCTGACTGGACGTATGGAAGCTTTTTGGCTTCTGTAGCCATCTTGGTATTAATTAGCTGCGTTCCAGGCCAGTGACCTAGAATGCGCTCGTAATACGGAATACCCAGCGTGGTGTCATACCAGGGCTCGCCGAGAAATGTTGAGCACGCGCATGCTACGTCCTGCGCTACTGCATAGGGATTGGCTGTGATTGCCATGCTTCCGCTATCGTCCAGCGTGATATCCCACTGGTCAGTCAAAAGCAGTGATTTGGTGAGCATGTAAACTCCGGGTATTAAAAAACCCGCCGAAGCGGGTTAGTTTGTTGGCGTTCCGGTATTTCCGGAGCCGGTCTGTACACCACCATGCTTGTGCGTACTTAGGTGTATGCCATTTCCTGTCACCTCACCGGTTGCAGTAATCGTACCGCCGAATGTCGCATCGCCACCGAAGTTGCCAGAGCCTTGCGTTAACTGGCCGTTAGCTTCAATTACCGGAGCGTTAAGCGATATTTTGTCGTCAGCATTCACTACTACCGTATTGCCATTCACTTGCACAACAAGCGGCGAGACGATATCAATTCCATCATTCGCGAACTTCACATACTGGCTTGGCTCTGCATTCAGCACTCCGCCAAGATAGATGGCATCTGAGTAACTGTGCGTGCGATTTGAACCTGGCAGCGCTGATTGCTTTGTTTTCTTAACTGCTGTTATGTCGCGATCGCAAATAGCAATAAGGCCAATATCACCTTCGACTGGAGGCATAATCACCGCACTAGCACCGCGTTGTAATCGCCAAACCGGTACGCCGTGAATCACTGAGTTCGGAATGAGATCGCCACCTCCAGTGAATCCTTCGACCATTGGCTTCACAGAAACAACTTCCCCAGACTCGCTAACCGAAGTTACGATCGCCAGTGTGATGAATGACTTCCCCATCAGAAACTGATGCATCAGGAATTGTTGTGAATTGGCGTCTGTTGCCGTGTCCTGAGGCCGTGTAGTAAATAAATTCATCACTGCCTCACTGTTAGCTGTCCGATTGATGCCCAAACGATAGTTGCCCACGGAGCGCCTTCAGTCCATGTCGAAAGATGGTGTATTGCCGACTGCACCGTATAAACCCCGCTTCCGTTCGGTAACGACGTTTCTATCTGCACCTTTCGACCTCGCAAAATCAGATCGCTGTACTGGCACTGGAAGTTAATCCCATAGTTACTGAATACCGGATATCCAATTAAGCCGTGGTCAGGGGATATAAGAGGTATGGTATCGTCAATACTTCCACCCTGCGGCCAGATATAAATAGCCCCAAGCCTGAAATCAATCTCGATGCCTGCCGCGTGAGCGCACTGCTGAATCTGTGCTATCGGGTTGCCTTCGAAGTAAGGATTTTCAAGCTTCGCCAGAACTCCATTGTTAACCACCGTATATCCAATGCTTGCTGCTATGGTCGTGATAATTTCAGCGACGCTTGCAATGCCTTCTTTTGAGAAAGGCGGCGCAGTGATTGACTGGTCGAACCCTGTAGAAAAGGCGCTGATTATCAGTGGCGCATCAGGCATCTGGTTAAGGTCTGCAAAGCAGTTGGTGATAGATCCGAAGAATACCGGCCTGTCATCCGCCCACACCTTCATCATGTTCTGCTTAGCACCGTTTAACTGGATGCCCTTGTAGCTCAGCAGAGCCATGTTTTCGATGCTCAGGCCAAACACCCTTGCTTCCAGTGTCGTTCCCGATATCCCGCCGTAAGCACCTATCTCTACTTCCGCCTTGATGTTATCGATGGTCAGGATATTGTTCCCTGACTCATCGAAAGCACCGTCTTTCAGCGTGAACTGAAATTTCAGCGTTCTCTTTTTATAGGTCATGCTGCCATCTCTTCTGCTGTGGCGTAGAACAACTTGAATCGCGTCCCAAGCTCGTCATAAACAGGGTCAAGACTTCCTTTTGTATCAGCGAAGAAAAGCTCACCTTTGAAGCCCAGGTATGGGTAGCGGACTATCTTGTTGCAGTTATGGCAAAGAACCCCTTGCGCTATCCATAGGCTGTCCAGGCCAACATCGATAAACAGCCCTGTAGAGCGCTGAACGATGCGCAAGGTTACAGACTGTCCATCCAGATTGACGCTGACTTCCTGAGCCTTGAGGGGCTTGAGAGATATGTTTTGCATCAGGATAACCCCGCTACCAGTTCATCAACCGTTGTCGCAAGGTTTTTAATGGCCGATGTTGCCGCGCCATTGATGGCACTCGTTGCACCTGACGTTGCATTGCTAACGGCATTCGTTACGGACGTGGCGACGGTTGTTGCAGCGCTGGATACTGACTCTTTCAGGCCGGTTAGCGCACCTTTCACGTCTTCAAGCGTTGAGTTGGTCGCCGTGGAGTTGGCCTTCTCAGTTACGACGCTGGCTGCCTTACTTGTGCCGTTTGATGTGGTGTTGCTATTGGCCGTGGTGCTTGTCAGAGTAACTTCTGCCTCCTGCAAAACAGCCTGGAAGATGGCCTCCACCGTCAAAAGGGTCACATCGCGATCTGATGTCCGGTAATTGTATCGAACAAGGTCATAGTCTTCGTATGTCGTGTCCGGCGTCTCGATATCGTACACCTGAGCATCAGCAACCATGGCATCAAGAGCAGCCAGCATGTCAGAGCGACTGGTCAGGGTAAAATTGGTCAGGTTGGGGATGCTACCGCTAAATCCAGTCCATCCTTCCAGTGTAAACAGCACCCGGATAATCGGAGGCCGCTTTACCTTGTTAAAACTGCTGTAAGAACCCTGCTCAATTGGTGCAGACACCACTGAAGCATCTGCTCCATACTCAATCCCAAGGAACGAGGATGGAGACAATGCCCTTAAGCCTGATTTCAGGTAAATCCCGTAACCAGGCGAAAGGGTACTGTTGATGATGGAAAAGATGTTGCCGCTGTTTATCGCGCTGAGTAGCGTTGTTTCGTTCAGTGAAAAGGCCATATTATCCCTGCCCTGACATCGCTGGATTCACCAGGCGGTTTCTCTGAAGGTTTCTCTGGATATCGGCACCAAGCGCATTGGCATTGCCTGCCGATGTCTGCATGTCGATTTTTCCGATGGTGATGGTGGTCTGGCTTCCGGCAGCCGCTGGCATATTGCGAGATGCGGATGAGCCTGCGCCTAACTGAATACCACCCATGATGTCAGATGAGCTGATGTATCCCTTTCCGTTCTCATGATCGACAATACCCTTCATCAGTCTGGCAATTGTTGCTGTGTCACCAGAATCAAGTACCTCGTTAGCGCCTTTTCCTGTCGCTTTGGTGAGCGCAGAGATATAAGCATCGACATTGTTATTGTCTGATGCCGGAGCATAGGTTTTGACGATAGAGGAAAGTGTGTTGATGCCGCGCTTGAAGTACAACTGCAATTGCTTGTAGAGCGCGGCAATGCCATGCTGCATCGACTCGAAAACGGCAAAGCGACCGCCCTCTCCGCCTTCCATCGTTGCGCCAGACTGATTGGCATAGTTCAGATTGCCAGGGTTATTATTGCGGATTCCGCGAGGAGCTGATTTGTATCCGTCGCCGCGAGGTAGCTGGATTCCGGTCTTCTCAAATATCCAGTCGTGAAGTTGCTTACCCCACTCTGTAGTTGTATCTGTACCTGCACCGCTATTCAGGAAATTCGTTACAGGATTATTGGTAAGCCAGGAGTACTTCTTCTCAAGCTTCTCAGCATATTTCTGTAATTCGACAAGACCGGCAATTAGACTCAAGCGACCGAGTGCGAGCATTGCCCCTCTTCCCCCGCCAATTGAGCTGGTCATACCTAACAACCACTTCCCGCCTACAAACACCAGAAGCAGCTTGAGTGCGTTTTCCAGCCCGCCTACAGCATCAACTACCTTATTGATTTCATCTGCTGTGTCGGAGAAGAACTTGCTGATTTCAGGTCCGTGAGTACTAATCCATATCCCGAACTTCTCAATCAGGGGAATGAGCTTCTCAACATACGGAATCAGCGCCTCATAGAGAACCTGAGATGCCGCAGCAAAGTTCTGCTTCATCTGCTCAAGGCGGCGATTAAACTCCAGCGCCTTTCTGGTGGCTTCATCGGTAGCCCGGGATATCTTCGCGAAACGGTCGGCATCCTGAACCAGAGATCCGTTTGCGAGTCCCTGCTGAGTAGCATTGTCAAAACCAAACATGCCGCCAAATCGGCGCTGAGCATCTTTGCTCAACTTGCCCCAGTTACTGGCAATCTTGCGCATGATTTTTTCGGCGTTGTCGTTCTGGTAGTCGAAATTAGCGCCTGTGGCTCCGGCAAATGATGCCAGGGCACCGAAAAGCGGATCGTCCTGACCACCACCGGTACGAATGTTTGTCAGCGTCTTCTGGAAATTACCCAGCGTGCCAGCCATCCGTTCAGCAGTTGAACCAGCGGCAGCCGCCGCTCTCTCCCATCCATCAAGAGACTTAGCCGAGATATCCAGAGCGCGTGATTCAATCCCCAACCGCATCAGGTCCGATGTCATGTTGGTGATGAAAGTCTTAATGCCCTGCGCCGATAAGGTAACGCCTACCAGCGCAAGTAATTCTGTTCTGATTGAGCCAAAAAATGAGGCCGCTCTTTTACCTGCGGCCTCCATGTCTTTAGCTGTCTGGTCAGCATTCTTTCTGGTATCGTCCAGGCCTTTTTTTACTTCTGTCTGGCCTTTCTTGAATCCGGAAGAGTCAAGACCAAGAGTGACTACCAGTGAGTCAATAATCGTTGGCATCAGCCATTCTCCTGAGCCCTGTTGATGACCATTTGGTTGTAATTGTCGATCGTAATGACCTCAAGCCACCACCATAAATCCTCTACACCAAGCGTTGTGCTTAGCTCCGTCAACGAGCATTTACCCGATGACATAACCGTCGCTATTGTTTTAGGTACGTTGGCATAGTCGGTCAGGCCAGCGATTTGCTGACCCATTACCGGAGGGATGTCTAACTGGCGGCGGCGGTTAAAAAATCGACGTGCAGCTTAAAGACTTCACCGCGAAGTTTCAGGCGAGTAATAACCTCTTCAGTGTCATCATCAATCAATGGTCGCTTGATGCTTTGATCATCTGGATTTGGCACTGCCTGAACACACTTCATCAGCTCGTCCAGGAGAGGCCGTGCATCCTCTGGAGGGATTTTAGCCACCATTTCGAGGCCGACCTTCGCCATGCCTGCCATACCCATATCTGAAAGGTTATCCGGAAGATTAATGCCGTTATTAGCCATCGCCAATATCGCTCGGATTGCCCACCACTCAGCCTGAGTAGCTGACATTTCACGAATGTAAAACTTCTTCCCATTGTCACGGCCTTTATCTTCTACGGTGTAGTAAAGCTCTTTGCGTGCCATGTTAGTCCTTATGCGTTGTACGCTTCGCCTACGACTGATTCCCAATTAATCTGGAAGGTCATTGCCTGCAGTACGCGCTGTGCATCAGGAATGGCTTTTACACGTTGCAGGATGCCGTTGGTCAGCGTGAACTTGCGACTAATCGCCGGGAGGATGATTGTTGCGTTGCAGCGGAATACCGCCTTCGAGGTCAGCGACGTCAATTGCCAGGTCTCGAACAGGTCACGAGACGGGCTGTCAGGCATGATTGTGATCGTCTGCAGATACTCGCCGAAAACGAAACCGCCAGAGAGCTTACCGTCTGCGCCACGGACGGAAACTGCCATTTCTGTATCGCCCAGAGCAAACATCGCGTCCGCTGCGTATCCTTCCAGCGTTTGAGCGCTGGGGAACAGGTTGGTAACAGTGAGGGCAAAGATTGAATCAGCGCTTGTAATAGTGTTGGACATTTATTGCACCTCAATGCTTGCAAGAGTGATTTTCTGTACGCAACCACCATCGCAGTACCACAGGGTCATGCTCGGGCTTGTGCGCTCCTGGCGCTGCGTAGGAGTGGCGTCTGCGATATACAGGTAGTAACCCTTGGCAATCAGCGATGGAGAGATGTCAGCGCCTACAGCGTTCTGAATCTCTGAAATCTGAGAGCTTGACAGCGTTACTCCGGTGCGGATACCGCCAAAGGTGATGCCCTGATTCAGCGTGTCTGAGAATGACGCCTCGATGATTGCCTTACCGCGTGCGTTGTACGGAATGCTGCGGTTGGACTGGAACAGCTCGATAGCATCCTGCATCAGGTTGGCATTAAGCCAAATCTGGAAGCAGAAAGAGTCAAACCACTTGAAATCACCGGTAATGGTGCCATCAGCCCAGTAACGGGTATCGTAGTTATTCGCCGTGTACGCGCCGTAGAAGTTGTATCCGTTGGCAATCAGCGCATCGTAATTTGCTGACGTGGTAACTTCTGGTAGCAGGCCACCGAGTGAGCGGAACTTGAATGGTACGCGGCCTTCCTGACGGTCGAAGTCAAGAGATGCGGCATAACCAATAACGCTCGCTGCATGAGTCTGGTCACCGAACACTGGCACAACGTTGGAATAGTCGTAAGTGCTGATGATTTTGTACGCCAGAGTATCAGTTGATCCAGATACCAGCGCGGATTCTTCCAGAGTGAATGGCACGTAGCCGAACCTGTAATTCTGGCCGTTAACCCAGGCAGAGAAGTCCAGCGCTTCCTGTTCGGTAGGCGTGAATGATGTAGTGAAGATTGCCCAGTTCTGAGAACTATCAAGCACTGACTGCATTGCCGTAGTGACTACTGCAGCATCTGCGCCCTGAGACAACTGAGCGCCGGTAGCGGCCGTCAGTTTCAGACCAGCAGACAAGGTGCCAGTTGCGTAGGTAATGGTGCTCGCTGCGCCATCGGTCGCACTGGTGATGATGAAGCGCTTCTGAGTGGTGTCGTACTCTACCGTAACGCTGGAGCCGATACCTGTTTCGATCAGGTCAGCAGCCATGGCAAAGCTGGTTGCTGTGCTCAGGTCGATACTGGCAGAGGTATGCGCAGTGCCGTCAACGGTCAGGGTAAGTACACCGCTCAGTAATTTGAGCTGGTCTAACGTTACAGCCGCCATTGAACCTGAGCGCAACCATGCTGCAGCTGCTTCCGGGTTAAACCGTGCAAACAGCAACGCACCTGGTGTTTTGGTGGAATTGTCGTAGCCCTGAAAATACACTTCAGCCATGCTGAATTCAGCCGATGCACTGCCGAAATAGGCCGCTACGTCTTCTTTATTCGTGAACGTGATAACACTCCCCACCGGAGCATAAGCGCTGTCGGTAAGGATGAGGCCATTCAAGTCAAGCGCTGAACCGCCAGCAGGCAAAACGCCAGGGTTAATCTGGACGTCCTTTCTTAATGGGATTGCCATTTATTAACTCTCCGGAGGGTATTTTAAATCTGCGGCGATAACGCCAACTGTGATGCTGTCAAAGAAATCCTGACGCGTGGAAACGTTCGGGTTGTATTGCCCGATAAAATCCATCGTCCAGCGGCTTTCGTATTGTTGCTCGCCGTTAATCATCGTTGTCTGATGCGGGTCGGAGCAGTAGAGAGGAATTAATGTGTTGCCGTTTTGCCTGAACCATTCGCAGGCATATTCTGAGCGGATCAGCGTACCGATAATTGCAGCGTTATCCGCCGCGCTTTCTCCGTAGCAGTCAATCTGACAGGGCCACTGTGTGCTACGGCTGGTTTGCTGAACACCTTCGCCATAAACGCCGTTATCGGCATATCTCACGCGGTTGGTTGAAAGACCGACCTGCCTCATGGGCGTCATGATAATGAAGTCACCAAGCGGCATTGGAGTAAGGTTCTGCTGCCCGTCCAGTACGTTGTCTATCGTCAGGCCTGTGATATCCATCAGAAACGCCTGAAGCGGGATAAGCAGGTCAAGCTCGGTGATGTCGATGGTGGCGCTCATGGTGACCTCTGGAGATTAACAATTACGCGGCACCATTCCGGCCACAACTCTGCCACTTTAACGACCAGCCATTTGTCGCTTCCGACCACGAGAATGTCGCCGCCCTTCTGCTCGGGCCGGTTCACACCGTTGAAATTCCCGTTCAGATAAGCCGAGCGCAAAATTCCCTGAATGTTGACCGCATCGATTTGCTTCAGGTCAGTCGATGACAGTTCCTGAAACTGAACAGACACATCAACATTGTTGTAGGACGGTACGCGCTTTCCGCCTGGTAAAGTTGTGAAGCCGGTATTGACCTGAAACACGCCAGCAACGTTTGGGTTAATTCTGCTGGTTAGCCCGTTTGCAATGCCTCTCAGATTCATTCTTCACCCCATATCGAGAGCCTCCTGAGGCAACATGCCCTTTCTGACTCTTGATCTAACTTTGTCATAACTAACACCCCTTAAAGCGCAGGCATGCTTGAGGCAGTATTCCAGACCACCAACAGATACCCTGATAGTCCGCCTGGTATTTGCCAGTTGCTCACTTTGCGTTGCCCATCGGCAGTTCTCAGCCGAATATCCAAGGTTGTTGTTGATTCTCTCAAGAGAGGTTCCGGTTGGCCTTGGCCCCATGTCGCGGTAGAAAACTTCAAAGCTTGCCCAAGATTCACAAAATTTAATCCCTCGATTAACGTAATGCTTGATGGACACTTCATCCTTACCGCCACACCTTGACTTCATCTCCCGCCAAGATCTGTACTCAGGAGATGCAGCCATGCCGTGGGTTTTATGAGGATTTGCTCGCTGCATACAACCGCAGCTTTTTTGAGTCCCCATGACATGCGAGGGGGCTAGTGAAACAGTCTTGCCACATACACAGGAAAACAGCCATTTATATGAGTTTAGGTATTTCTCATCAGTCTTTTTAATAGCCGTTAAATAACCGTAAGTTTCCCCGGATTTAATCACCGATTTTTCCTTACGATAACATCCGCAGCTTTTAGTGGATCCGGATGTGACATGCTGAGGCAGCGCCCGGTGGGTATTTCCACACTCACACAACCATTCCCACAAAAAACCCTTATGGAATTTTTCATGGGTATTTTTTACCCCAGTCAGCATGCCAAACTTCATCCCCGTATAATCCGCAGCTTTCCTACCCATGCTAAACCCCGTCTGTTACGTCATAGTCAACGGAGTTTATCATTACACCATGCCATATTAAAGGCTTATCAAAGCCTTTCCTCTCGATAGTCACTGGTGACAGAGGCGGCTCCATTAACTCCCTGATCGACTGCTGCAACTGTCCTCTGATGATCGTCCCCATCAAGCCAAGGGTCTGCTCACCGTCGAAGCCTGTAGCCTGTGCAATCCGCCCGATTTCGTCAGGCCAGGTGTCTTTGTTGTCGGCAATCATGTTTCTGAAGAATGGACGGGGCGGCTGGTTATTGGCAGGATTTCCGAACTCATTAGCGGCGGCAACCATTGCCACCTGCTGCTGCCCGTCCCGATAGGTTGCATTCTCAAGAAATCCAACCCGCAAAACCTTACCCTCTCCCAGCTTTTCCGCCATTTCAGCAAGCTTTCTCTCAAGCGCATCACCACCACTGAATGACGACATAGCTACCTCCGCCAGTTGGCTCTGCGATAGTAATGACCGGGATAGTTGGAAGGTGAAGCGCCGGGCACGTAGCGAACGGTCCTGTAAGCGGCTGTGGCCTGCCAGTAAGCAGCGCCGTAAGGCGTTTGCAGATACCACCATGAGGACGGACTTACAGGCACCTCACCAGTTGACACTGATACAGAGCCTTCAGATGCGCTAGCAACCCTGCCGACAAGTCCTGAAGGCTTCTGACCACCAACACCTGAATTCAGGGCTGCAATGTGCGCCACGAGCATATTCAGATACACCGCACGCACATTTACATCGGTAACAGGACTGCAATCAGTGTTATCAAGGTAGACCGTTGCCTCAACGAAATACGCATTCAGCAGCGTGTCACTTACCGTGTCAAACTCGGGGTAACGCTCACGGAATGCGTTAATGTCGAAAACAACGATCGCCATGATTACTTACCGTCCGATTTTTCGATGCCTGGCATTGGCTTGTCCTGAGGAAGCCCCTCAAGGCCAGACTTGACCTTGGCGTTCTCGGACGCTTTTGCCTGTGCGCTGTTGGCTTTTGCCTGAGCAAAAACGAGCTCATTCACGACGTAAGGTTGCTCTTTATGAACTAAAAGCCACTTCTCGAACGCATCCTTGTCTACGCCATCGGTAAGACCATAACCGCCAATGACATTGGCAGAATTGGAGCCATTCAGCGTTACCGTGTAGCCATCTTGCTCAACAATCAGGCCATTGGGAAGTTTGCAACCTACTACGATAGTTTCTGCCATGAATTAAACCCCGATCATGCTGGCGATGCCCAGCGGTTGACGAATGATTGCACCCCATGTGCCGCCTGATTTCTTCTGCTTCCAGCTGGATTCTTCAACCACAACTGCGTGCGCACGCATCTTCTCGGTGAAGGCTGCATAAGCGGTATCCTGCTCACCAAGGCGATCTGCAATCAGCTGTACGAGCTCACCCGCATCAGTTGAATACTCAACTGCAGTTTCAACACGCAGATTAGGGAAGTTTTTCTTCAGCAGGTCAGACACGTTGACGTTGTACATGTTGGTCTTGGTCAGGTTCACCTCTGAGGTTGGTGACATCGCAAGAGTCATTGGGTCGGTACGCGAGATAAGACCTTTGGTCTGAGAAACGAGCTGTGCATACAGGCGACCAGCGATATCGTCGTACACTGCCTGACCATCTTTAGACGCCCATGTTACTGCGCCGCCTGAACCAGTCGCCCCGGGGGTGATAGGAGCTGAGAGTGCAGGATCGTTCAGCAGGCCATAGTTCATCAGGCCGTCGATACCGAAGAAGTAGGACTTGTTCTGGAACTTATTCAGCACCAGAGCAGATGCTACGTTAAGCTCTGCCGCGTAACCGATACGCGCAGCGCCGTACATATCCAGCTCACGTTCACCCCAGCGGGTATGAGTCTGGTAATGGTAAGACTGGCGAGGAACCCAGTTAACGTTCGCTGCAGTCATGCCGTTGTTGTTGAAGTCGCCATATGAGCTGGTCTCACCGGTGCTTTCAACGATTGGGAACTGCGCGGTCAGGGTAGTCCAGTCGCCTTTTTTCACTTCACCAATGATTTCAGCTGCTTTCATCGGAGTAACCAGAACGCGAATCAGCTCAGGATCAACATAGTTGGTGAAGTACGCCGGGATACCTGCGTTATTCGCGGTAACCATGGTTGGCTGGGCATCCATAGCCAACTGATAGTTTTCTGCAAAGTCAGGCTTAAGGTAGTCTTTCGCGCCCGGCAGAATGATGCCGTATTTGCCGCTAGCAGCGGAATAGTGTTTCTGAAATTCGTTCATTACTTGCTCCAGGTGCTGATTTTGACCAGTTCGCCTGCATCACAAGCGCTACCAGCATAGAAAGGCGTTTCGACTGCGCCGGAAATGGTTGCTCCTGCCGCACCGGTTTTAATGGTGCCGTCAGCAAGCACAGCAAAGATTTTCTGTCCGCGAGTTGCTGCAGTGGCGGTACGTGCCCAGAAGTCTCCCGCTGTCATCAGGGTTACTTCGCGGCCTGGCTGAATGAGCATTGAAGCTTCACCAAGCCAGACAGTAATTGAAGCCTGACCATCGCGATGGACGAAGCCAGAAGGAGCGCCGGTGCCGGTATTTGATGCAACGCCATCAACAGCCCATGCAAAGCGGCCAACAGTAAGACCGCTAGTGCCAGCTACCAATGCTGCTTCGCCAGCCAGGAAAGTGGCGTGAGGGTTGGTGCTAGCAAAGCCACCTTCAACACCAGGTGCTGGGTATTGGTTAATTACACTCTGAAAACCTGCCATGTTAGAAACCTCGTTTCAGTTTGCCAGCGGTCGGGAAAGCTTTCTCGAATTCACTGTGAGATGCGGAATCCTGCGCAATGACAGGGCGTTTGTTGTTCTGCTGCTCGATAGCCATTTTGACCATCTTAGGGAAGGCCGAAGGATGAACGCCTTCGATATCCACGCCAGCCTGCTCAAGTGCAGTGCGGTAGACATCATCAGCGGAGTCCATTGCAACGACATCGCCAATCAGTGGGCGCACAGCCTGCTCAGCTTCACGTACTTTGCGGAAGTTCTCCGCCGCTCGTTTGGTTGCGCTGTCGGCTGCTAAACGGATCGCACTGTCCATTGCCGTTTTGGAGACTTTGTCGTCTTTTTTATCGTCTTCATCGTCTTCGTCTTCGGCTGGCTTTTTCTTTTTGTCATCGCTGTCTTCATCATCTTCGTCGTCAGCGGTTTTCTTCTTCTCGTCGTCCTTGTCGTCATCCTCGTCTTCAGCCGGTTTCTTTTCTTTCTCGTCTTCTTTTTCGGCTTCATCCAGCGCCAGAAGCGCCTTCCGTACTTCAGCCTCCAAATCAGCATCAGCTGCCAGTAACGGCTTCAGCGTTGCGCGAATAATCGCGGCTTTACGTTTGCTCATGAGCATTAACTCCGGGGGTAATGAATCTGCGACCAATACGTCGCTTCCTGCGCGGCCTCTTTCAACCAGCGCTACGTGGTTCCCGATGATGTCCCGCATGATGCCGTCATAAGGCTCTCCATTCGGTGTAACTCCGGGGGTCATGTCAGCGACGTATTGGTACGACGAAGACAATTCTTCCTGCTCTTCCGTCTCGATACCGGCGATTGCGGAGTCATCCCAAACTGATAAGCCGTTTGTCAGATACGTTCCGTCAAAGTCTGCATTTGAATGCGTTACACCAACGCGATATTCACGCGGAGGGTCGCCAGGGAAGTCAGGTGTATGGATTGATAAAAGGGGGATATTGTTGAATGTTGCAGCGGCTTTCTTCAGTTCATCGGGGTGTCGCCATAACTGATAAATCTTATCTGGCTCTAACCCGAGCTTTTCAGCGTTTGGAATCTCTCTCCCGAAGTAGGGGCAGACATTCGCCTTGCTGATATTACTTAACTTAACCTGAAGCCTGCCGTTGCCATCAAACGAGCGCATCGAAGCGCGGTCAAATGCCAACCGTTCAGTTGTTTTCATTGTTTATTCCGTCTAGCTAAGACCGGGTATGACTGGTGACCAGGTGCAACGACAGTTGATTTCCTCGCCAGGCATCACCCATTTGCCATCGAGGTACATTCCCTTGCTTAGCTCAAACACCTTTCCATCAGCTTTAACGTGCGATGGTCGTGGTTCTTTGCCAGCATGAGAGTGCTTCCAGACGCCTTGAGTGATGCCAAGTGATTGCTGCCTTGCTGCCTGCATTACTGAGGTTGCCTTGTTGTTCTGATCGCGTGCGATTAATTCTGCACGCCTGCGCGTGATGCCATAACGCTTCTGAAGCTCGTCAGTGAGGTAAGACAGGTCGCGGCCTCGTGCAACCGAGCGCATAACCAGCCCTTCTACCTCAGTGAAATACTTCTCAGGAATCGAACGTATCAGTCCAACGTTCTCTGCAATGGTCGCCTGCAGTGCGTTATTCATCGGTGCGGTCATCTTGAACTCAACCGTGAAGCCTGCCTTTTCAAGCGCGTTATGGAGAGATACATCAGTATTCTTCATCGCATCACCGGCAAACCTTTCGGCCAGCTTCTGAGATACGTTGTCGAATGCCTTTGCCCATCGCTTAGCGAGCTTCTTCATGGCATCACGCATAAACACGGCAGGAGATGCGTCCATTGCCACAGCTGCACCGCTTGCTTTGTAATTAACGGTCAGCCAGTACACTACGGACTTCTGCATCTCTCTGATGTGGTTGTCTAATTGCCTGCGATACCACGCCTCAACACCGGCATTAGGATGAATTGATCTCAGCGTTTTCCGCGTCGATTTCTTCTTCCCGCTGGTCATCGTCTTCGTAGTCGTCTTCGATTTCGATGTCATCGCTTAGGTCCAGTGAGTGGTAAGGGCTATCTGGGTCATTTGCGATCTTCTGCCGAATCTCGTTACCCGTCAGCGCTCCTGTTGCAACGTTAACCGCGTCGGTATCAGCATCAATCTTGCGGATTTCTGCTTTCTCTTTCTCGGTCATCTCGTATAGAGGCTCAAACTCGAAGTAGATATCCGGGTCGATGTCGCCAAACTCTGAAAGCTGGATGATGTCCAGAACGCGCTTCAGGTTGTCTTTGAAGATAGATTGCTGCAGGGCGTGAATGTAGTCGTAGAAGACCCGGATCTCACCATCAGATGATGCGTTAAGGCCAGCAGGTGAGATTCCTAGCAGCTTAACCAGAGGAATGCTGGATACCGCTGCCATTTGCTCCTGCGCCTGCGCCTGTAATGCATCAAGACCACCAAGAGGTGCGCTGATAAACTCAGCCTTTTCTTCCTGGTTTGGCGTGTTATCTACTGCGAAAGCGCCGCGATTATCCCGACACTGATTGAACATCTGAAGGCGATTGATAAGCGACTCTGCTCCACCACCCTGCAGCACTGTCTCCATATTGGTTGAGAGCACAGGAATGGTGAACGAGTGAATCAGGTCGCTAACACTGTCTCGCGTTCTCAGCCAGTTATTGACGTATGGCTCGGCAATCTGCGTCAGACTCAGCCCACGGAAGTTATACGCCGCCTTAAGTAGGTCTGGAACCTCGCGTGATACAAAGTCCAGCATACGGCTGGCATTTACCGTCTTAGCCATCACAAACCATTCTGTCGGTTTGTAGAAGTCTGGGCTCATCGGGTTATCTGTGTTGTAGACGCCCGGATAAGTCCATACTGGCTCGATAACGGTAAATCCTTTGAGACTGCCTTTCTTAATCTTCTTGTCAGACAGGAACAGCTTTGACCCAAGCTCTACAGGGTCAGTCCAAGCAGACACGCCCCTAGCCGACTGCACATCGATATAAATCTGCCCACCGCCAAAGTAACCGTCATGCTCTGCTGCCTCGCGGAATCTGTCCTTAACTTTGAACCTTTCCATAGCAGCGTAGAGTTGCTTAACGCGCTCAGCCTTATCGTCATCACCTACAGTTTTGAGCTTGATCCACTTGCGGGTCATCTCTTCTGCGATGGTGCCAACCATCTTGCGATACTCAGGCTTTTGAGCGAGCGTAGCCAGATATGGATAACCCGGAAAGCTGTCAGGATATCCATAGGTGTACCCCATGTAAGCTTCGTTCAGAGCGGCGTACGGCGTTGAGTCCATCGCCAGAATGCCTTTTTCGATGCTCTCAGGGATGACGCCTTTTGGTGGCTTGTACTGCACTATCTCGCGAGGTGGCTTGGCCTGAATTTCTGCTACCGCCTCAGCCCGGATTTTCATCTCCGGCTTTTGTTCTTTCACCGGCTCAGGCGCGGCGACTTGTTTCTTTTTAAACGGCCACACTTAAATTCTCCTGAGTTGGCTCGGGTCGATAACCATTGGCTGGCGACCAGAAATAAGATTGTCGTCAATGGCGTCCATCCATGTATCAAGGATGTCGTCATTGTCGTGACTGTCGTCAGCAGAGAACGCGGCGCATTCAGTCATTGCGGTGATAACCCATGAGGTAGTACCGGCTACCGTTCCGTCTTCGTAGTAAACGTGAGGCCTGATAGCTCCGTTCTCATCATGAGTGGCAGGAACATAAACCTTGCCAGTTTTAATCTGAGGAATGACGTTAAGGCAGCGAACCAGTTTGTTCTGGCCTGCACCGCGTGGAATCTCTTTAACCGGAATGCTGTTGCGCTTCTTGAGGGTTGTTATCAGGCCTTGTCCGGCCTGCTTCTCTTCGATGGCCATATGACGCATAGGCATGATTCTTAGCGAGCCCTGCATGCGCCATTTCTCCCAGACCTCTTCCGCTTTCTTCAGGAGGTCTTCAGGGTCCCATCGGCCACGCACCACATCGATGATGTAGAGATTGCCATCCACACCCATGCCAACAAGCGTGAAGACCGTGTAATCAAGCCAGTCCTCAACCTTGCCGCTGTTTGTATCAACGTACACGGCGCGATGAGTGAGCTTAGGAAGCGTGGTATAGGTCTGGAACCAGTCGGTATCGATGATGCCGCCAGTGAGCGCCATAGGGTTCTGCTGGTACTGAGAGAGGAATGTGTAACGGTCTTTCTCCCAAAGCTGCAGAAGGTCGTTCACGTCTTCCATCTGCGGCCAGTATGACCAGTATCGGGTACCGGACACTTCCACAGAGTCGGTATCTTTCACCGTCTCCCAGCACAGAGAGCGCCACGGCTCAGCAAGAGACTGAATGTATTTCTCGTCAATAAGCGCTGGAATAGCTACGTGGTGGAATTTCACGCCCATCCCGCCAGACAACATGAAGCCTGTTGCGTCATCGGTATGTAGGCGCTGCTGAATGCTCACAAACGGCGTTGGGTGCTCTTTTGACTTATCACCACGACGAGAGCGAATGGTGTTTACCAGGAGCGTGTTGGCGCTGTTTCTGCGCGACTCACTGAGCATGTCGACGGGCTTGTTGTAGTCATCCAGCATAACCATGCCGGAGAACTCAGGACCGAAGTAACCACCACGACCACCGGTGATTTGACCGTTGCTTGAACGGGAAACTGTCTGCCCGATTGAGCGCCCGCGATCGTCTTTTATCTCCCATTCTTCAGCCTGGTTAACGCCGAATGAGCAAGGCCAGAATTCCTGATACTCCTTGCTGGCGATAATGTCTCTGGTGCGGCGCGAGTTACGCTTTACGAGCGTGTCAGCAAACGAGATATTCAGGTTACGAAAGCGCTTGAGTTTGCCTTCCTGCACCAGTGCGTTGACATATGCAGGGAAGTGAATGGAGAAGAACTCTGTTTTTGTCCCGCCCGGCGGAATGTTGATAATCAGGTTTCGCGGCTCTAATCGTCCGGCTATCAGGTCATCAATCTTTGACGCCATTAGTCGGTGATGCCAGTTAACCAGAAGGCGATCACCCTGAATCAATTCGAACCACAGACGGGTAAAGTTGAGAAACGATTTGGTGGACTTTGAACGAAGGACTACACGCTCAGGGAATGACAAATCATCCCATTCGATAATTTCGTTCATATCAGTCCAGGCCTTTTAGTTTCTCCTCCATGGCTGCCTGAGCTGCTGCGTAATCTGCTGCTGTATAATTGACGACTTCTACCGGGCCACCATTGGCGCCCTCGATAGCGTGGTCAATTTTGTCTCGCCAGTCTTTCTTCTGTCGGTTCTTAAGCCAGAAGATGGCAGCTGCAGTATCAGGAGGGTAATGCTTCTTGATTTGCGTTTTGACTATCTGGTTATCAATAACGCGGATATCTGTGTCAGGAGCTACATAACCCATTGCTCGCTGGAAGAGGCTATCGACCACTTCAGCGTCAACAAGGTCTTTGCCCTTTTTTACGGACTCCAGAAACTCTGGGTGCTCTTTCTTCCACGTATTGATAGTTGCTTCAGAGACCTCGAAGAAGTCTGCTAATTGAGCGTCGGTGTAGCCAAGCATGCACAGCTTGCGAGCCTGCTCGGCGTACGCCTTCTGGTACTTGGTTGGCCTAGCCATATTTATTTCTCTGTTCTGAATTTGAAGCCGAATCTGGCAATGAAATCAGTTAGCGGCTCAATATGTTTCTCTTTAACGATGCGTGCATAGACAAATGCCTTAAGCACGGACAGTAATGGGCTTACCCACCACCGCTTTTGTGCGACTACCTTCATGGTGATCATCACATCAGCCCGGCAGTGCGAGCTTTAGCCAGCAGAGCGTTGAAGTCTGCCAGCAGTCCAGCAACATCAGTTGCAGTTGAATCAGCCTGTGCAGCCATTTTCTTAACGCCGCCGATTGCTGAGGTTGTCGCTGCAGGGATGGTTACCGGGTCAGTTGGGGTGGAAACTTCGATTGGATAACCACCAGTTGAGATAGCGCGTTTAGTCATTTTGGAATTTCCTGCTGGATGTTTGGATATCTCACTGGGAATTCTCGACACCAGTGACGCTTCAAATCTATATAAAACTCTGTCAATGGCGCTTTACCGACACCATTTGCAGAACTTTATATATCCTCAATTCTTCTACCACTGCTTGAGAAGGAAGCTATGAACGCCACAGGCATCCCGCAATGCTGTGACGCGGTATCATCTTTTTCGAATAACCTGCACGCTCTTGCAGAAAGGAGGGACTGCAGTCATGGCTAATGCAGGTAAGCAGCGAAGATGTAGCGCTATGGTGGGTTACTTCAGGCACTGGGTGTTGATGTATTCCTGGAGACCAAGAATCATTTTGTTGCTGGTTTCGATTCGTTCTCTGAGACTCCAATAATCCCGTTGAGCGGAGTCAGTAAGTCTGGCGGAGTCTGCATCATCCACGCCGGTGGCGGTGGAGGCGTTACCTTTTGAGGAGACGACTTTGATACGCAGCCCACACTTGCCATCAGCAACACAGCGCTGCAAATCATCCAGCTTGCTTTTAGCATCTGCCAGTTCCCCTGAATATTTCGAATCGAGAGCAGAAACATCGCGCTGCCGCGTCTGCATGTCAGTAATGGTTGCTTTTGCCAGAGCAGCTTCGTTAACCGCCGTGTCTCGTTGCTTCTTGTAGTCGAGGGCGTTGTCACGGTAGTGATTAACAGCCCAGCCAAGAGAGACAATGATGCAGGCGATTACGGCAATGATGATTGCTGTTAGTCTGCTCATTTCTGCCCCCAGGTGCATACCTGATATTCAACGTCACGCCTGTTAACCAGCCCTTTCCACTTCTGTCCGCCTGCATATACCCAGCGCTTAAGCTCAGAGCACGCACCGGGATAGTCTTTGGCGTTAAGCTTCTTCAGTAGAGTGGAGTTGATTGTGGCTGTTGCGCCGACGTTGTAAGCGAAAGAGTAAATTGCTGCGCGTTGAGTTTCAGTGGTTGGCACTTTGATGTACGGGTCAACCTGTGAAGCTATACGCTGAAGGTCTTTTCTTGTTAGTGCGTCGCACTCTTTATCTGTGTATCGCTTATTTATGATGATATCTGAACCGGTGTGACCGTCACAGACTGTCAGAACTCCGACAATATCGCGATATGCTTCATACTTTCGACCTTCGAGACCATCTTTACCGGAGAGCATTGTTGTCGCTATTGCGATAGCGCCGCCGCCCAACGTGGCAATAATGCTATTTCTGAGTGCCGGAGACATTGCCATTCAATCTGTCCTCGCGCTCTTTGCGCTTGTAGTACCAGTTGATGCCGAATGTGCCGACGGTACAAAGAATACCCACGATAAGAGCCCAGTCGTTAAGCGAGAGAACTCCGCCCATTGCAGTAAGCCCTCCGAACCAGTAACTGAACCATTCTCTGATTTTATCCATACGGTACATGCTCTACCCCCAAGTGGACTACATGGGGATCTGTTCAAATTAGGAATAGGGATGATGGTGATATGAACAAATCCAGGATACATTTTCGGTAACGTGGTTTGTTCGTGAAGTGGTCAACAAAAACTGGCCACCGAGTTAGAGTTTTTCCAGTATCGGTTTTCCGATTCGTTTGGGGGTAACCCACCGTTATACCCATGCGGCCTTAGCGAGCTGTAATACCCGACGATATAGTCCGTGATCGCATGAGCAGCTTCGCTAAAGTTTATATAACCTGTCACTGGCACCCACTCGTTTTTCAGACTCCGGAAGAAGCGTTCCATCGGGCTGTTGTCCCAACAGTTTCCACGTCGGCTCATACTCTGCCTGATTTGGCAACGCCACAGTAACTGCCGGAACTGTCTGCTTGTATAATGACTGCCCTGGACGCCCTTCTAAGAGTCAAGCTGTTATCGGGATACTGTTGATCCGCCTGTTTTGATTGCGCAGTAACGTGTAAACTTCGCGGGAGATATATCGCTTTAGACAGCGTATCGCTTCCATTTTTGTATGTCCTTC